CAGTCACCCTTGATCTTGGCACTGCGAGCGCAATAGGAATCGCCCTTGGCCGAGCCGGGTGAAATAGTAGCACCTTTCTGCCCATACTTCACGGTTTTCTTGCGACCTGTTTCTGGGTTGATGACGACCTTTTTGAATCGCTTTTCGCTCATTGCTGCATCCCTTGGGTTGTCACGCCGCCCATTTGTGCTAGCCATTTATCGAGAAAGTCATTTCTATCAATAACATCTGAGATTGATGGTATTTTGCCACCCTTTTTCAAATTGTCAATTGCCCACATTGGCCTAAGGTTTGAATAGTGAGATAGTCTTTTCACATCTAGAATCGTCTTAGCAGTCACCATTGGAATAAAATGATCAATGTGCCAATTCCCCATATTACACCAATTCATTCCATTACTGAATTGACACTCAATAAAGGATTTCAGTCTTGCAATATCAAGGCCTATAACCTTAGATGCAGACAGGGATCTAGAAATCCTCATGGATTTGAGCACCTTATAAGTTTTGTTTCTAATTCTTGATGCAGCCTTGATTACTGGATTGGACTCAATATTTGCTTTTCGTCGTTCTCGTATTTTTTTCTGTTCGTCTGGTTTCTTTTTTCTGTCGGAATCCCACTTTCTCCCGGATGCCGACGCTTGCCATTTTCGAGACTTTTCTAATTTGTTTTCTCTAAACTCATTTGAATTCCTATATTTATATGCTTCGGCTCCCCTCCTTTTCTCAAGTCGGAGTTCAGATGAGTCATACGACTTGCACCATTCTTTGCCATCTCCATCTCTCCACTCCTTGTTTCTATTCAGAATCTTGTCCCTGTTGCTTTCTGATTGATTGTATCGTTTCTTGGCATTTAGGGCCTCCTTACTTTTCCTCAATTCATATTTTTCTTTCGTTATCCACCATTCTCCGTTTTTGTATGTTTTGCCATAACCAGCAAAAACAAGACCAGTATTGCTATCTACCGTTCCAATTTTAATTTTCATGATTGGCTCATGTTTTGAGTATTAATGCCGCCCATCTGAGCATTTGCAGTTCCGATACGGCCGATCTCAGCGTTCTGAGCTTGTTGCAGTTGGAATTGGTATTGCTCCATATACTTCTGGAGACGACCACCAAAGGCTTCGTCGGATTGAGCGCGTTGAGCAACGTCAGGCTGTTGGACGTAGGCTTGAACCATCTGCATTGCAATCTGTGCGCCGTTCGGTTGCGCTGGAACCTCGATGCCAGCAAAGATTTTCGCAAGGTCGTCAGTGACGTTCTTAGCCACCTTCTGTTGAGCTTCCTCGACTGGTTGCAGCACATAGTCCGCAAAGATCGGGTTAATGCTCGAAGCAGTAAATTCAAGGAGCTTGTTGACATCGAGAATGCCGTTACGATCAAGCTGGACAAGCGACACCATGTTCTTCAATTGGGTTTCCGCAGTTTCTGGATCGGTCGTCAATGAGTCAAACGAAACAGTAATGCTGAAGTTCTCGTCAGGACTGCCCTTCTGCATAACTTGCGGATTTGGATTCCCAGTGACTTGGAAGAACACCTCATCTGGTCCCATGCGTTGATACAGTTTCCAAGCCATGTTTAGAACGTCGCGAACATGATCCAAGAACTTGCCAATGTAGAACTGTTGACGAGCAGTAGTAAGCGGATTGGTCAGATCCAGTCCAATAGCACGATCAGCCTGTGCTCGCATTGACATCTCAGCTTCCACCGAACCTTGATCCATTGGAGGGACTGGCCCCCAAGCAATTTCACCAAGACGACGATATGGAACACGGCGACCTGGCCCCCAATGGGATGGAGGACGACCAGCAGGGTGCATCAATGGAGGTAGCGTAGCCAACGATGCTCGGTCAATCCGGCTATCACGTTCAGTCTTGATTTGCATCTGTGCGCCACGGAGAACGTCAGAGAACGTCTGGACCTCATACATGCGCTTTTGATCATTCGCCAAACGAGTCACAACGAATGGATAGTCATCGTATCCATTAAGAAGCTCATGCTTTGCGTAGCCTTCTGCTTGTGGATGGAATACCGTGCAATAAATGCCTTCAGAACCGTCTTCTTCATCAATCAAACGCTGGTATCCATAAACGACCATCACCAAGTCATTATCGTCCGTAATTGGGAGTCGAGTGACAGTCTTAACTTTTTCTCCATCAAGATACATGGAGTCTTTACCGCGAAGATTGGAGATTGCGTGATCAACCCACTTGCGGTCCCATCCTTCGTTTGTGGCCTTCTTCTCAAGCTCCTGAGCCGTCAAGAACGTCCGCCAGAAGATGTATGGGGCGCGTTGAGGATCGGAAACATACGGAGGGAATACAACTTCCCCGTCTGGCGCACACGAATATACGATTGGGCAATCAACGGTTTGTCGAGGAAGTGGAATGTCGGCGACACCTTTCTTCCGCATGTCCATGATTGCTTTCTTCGACCGCTTGTTCGACAAGTCGGGGAATGCTTGCTTGATCATGCCAAACAAAGTCTCGTCGTCATTTCCATCAATAATAAGGTTCGCTAGATCAGGGGATTGTTGGGCAATCTGTTCGATGGTTACTTGTTGCAAATATGTCCTTTTTTCTCGCTTCCAACCGACATAGGAAACCATAATCCCCTTCTCTAGCAAATAGTTCGCTCCCAACTCCATTTGATTCTTGAAGTCAGGAATATACGTCGAGCGCATCCATTTAAGGAACGACGACACAATAGAAGCTCGCGGCATTGAAGCCATAGACGTTGGGAACGCCTTGATGTGACTACGCTGAAGTGCTTGGTCAAACAGAGACACATACATGTCAATCCGTTCACCAACGACGTTCACCTCTTGATCAGATGCACCCTGCCATGGAAAGGCATTTGCGCCATTCTTGCGTAAATCATCGGATTTTCCGTCCCAAATGTTCCGTCGATCATTATAAGACCTCAAACAAGATTCAAAATAGTAGTCCAAGTCAATCAAACAAGTGTCATACGCATCAGTCAACGCGCCAATATCAGGCTCTTTATCTGCATAGATAAGAGCTTCATTCTCCAGTTCTTGAGATTCAATCATAATGCGTATTCGTAATAATCTTCAGGGTCGGCAGATACTAGGCATACTTTGATGCGTTTGCCAACTAGTTTGTTTGAAGTTCGGACAGGACACTTGACCGGAACAGCTAGTCCATCCATGCGGACAATTACCCAACTAGGGTTATTGCAAATCCGCATCACTAGAAAGTCATCTTCAATTTGCTGGTTAACTAGGCTGTTAATGCTGCATGGTGACTCGTCAATAATGAGTGTCTTCTTTGCAGGTCGTCCCCGTTTCGTTGCTTTCTTTGCTTGTTTTTTCATAATCAGTATCCCCCGGACCCGTGAGTTGTAACAAATGACTGGCTATTGTCAACGTGATCGAGATTGGCGATAGCTGCGTAACGGCAGACATCAATAGGATCTTTCCAAGCCTCCTTGAGTCCACCTTCGCCAGTGTATTCGCTGAGTGCTTGAATTATGTTCTCGCAGTCAGAGCTGACGTAGAATCTTGGGCGATTCACGGAATCAAGTGGCTTGCTGTTATCCCAAGACATCTTGCCAATGAGTGCTTGAAGTCCATCGTCAATATCAAGTCCGGGTGCAGGAATGCAAACCATTCCAGATTCATTCAAATCCTCAATGATCGAGGAAGATCCATCTTGAACTTGGTATTTCGCGGCTCCGAGTCGAGGGTCGATAAGACGTTCAAATATCTCCTCTTCGCCTTCCATTTCTTGGATGGCCTCGATGTAGTCACGAATGCCGAATCCCTGACCTTTAGATCCAGGCCCCGGCATCCACTTGCCACCTTTCCATTCCGCCCAGTCGCCAACGTCAACTCCTGGCCATTCACGGTAAACCCAGAATGTTCCAGTCTCATCAACGGCAATCCAGCACATAAACCAGTTCTTCGCGCCAGCCGGATCAATCACATGATAACGCGTAATGTTATTAGTTGGAATCTTGTCAGGAGAAACGACGTTGACAACCTTATTGAATTTAGGGAATCGAGTCGCATGGGACTTCATCGGAACTCCATAAGCACGAATGAGGATTTCTTCCCTTGTTCGGCCTAAAAGAGTTTCTTTGATCCGCTCGTATCCACCAAAAGCATTGTCTTGAGAGTGGAAGTAATGCACTGAAGCATTCAACTTCTTAGACTTCTGAACGTATGGAACCAGCTCCCCGTTAAGCAACTCCGCGGCTCGCGATTCAATCGTTGTTGCACCGTCAAGATACTCCTTAATCACCTCTGTCCAG